AGGAGAAGATACTCATTGGCGACAGCGTCATCGTAGATGACGACATCGTCTCCGAGTACGACATAGGCTTCGAACCATCGAAGACCGCCAGACCGATAGTGCGCAAATTGTATAATAAAGTGATGAGTTAAGGCTAGCATCGCCCAAGAGCTCAACGCTCCCATAGGCTGACCAACAGAATAACGAATTGAAGATGGAATCTTCATCCCTAATCGTCGTAACGATTTTGGGACTTCGTACATTCTGTCAGTCAGAATTTGGGCCCAGAGTTGTCCGGTACCGGGAGATAGGTGATTCACAAGTAAACTTTGCAACAGAACGGGTAACCGATCTGTCGCGGCGGATAAATCGAAACAATGCGCCACGCCCTTTCGGGCTAGGTGTCTTGTTCCGTATTCAAACGCCCGACCTTGATTATGAGTCCCATCTTGAACTATCTTTCTTAAGATAGAAAAGACGCGATCATGTAAAGGTCGCATTATCACTTGCGTCCACCAATCTACCATTGCGAAAACTCTAACTTTACCTGGCTCCTCTTTAATACCTAACTTACCTAAGTAAGAAGGGACTAAAGGTGTCCAGAAAGAGATAGCGCCAGCTTGTGTCATTATGCTCTCTAAACGAGAGTACGTGCTATTGTTTGTTAAATTACAGTATGATTTAATCATACTTCTCAATTCAGAGAATTGAGGGTTATTTATCAAAGCCATAGCCTGTAGGACTAATGCCGAAGTATTAGATCCTAAATGATACGCCCCCACGGTTCGAAGACCCCTTTCAATATCTCGACGAGACGGTAGTTTCGTCTTGGTGTTGATAGGCAACTTGGCACGGAATTTCTTCCATACCTTGTTTATCTTCTTACCGAGGAGAACTGGCTTCGCATGTACCCCTGGTCCGGACTTCGAGATATGGAAAGGTTTAGAATCTTTCATATCTGGAAGCCTACCAACTCTAGCTACGAGCCAACTAAAGAAGATAGGTACGAAGTTAACATATTTTACTATGTTAAACTCCGTCCCCGGTTCTCGGATAGTAGACAATTTAGGTTTCCCTTTAAAGTCTAATACCCGATACAGGGATGTCAATGTTAACATGTACCTCACGGTACGATGATCGCATCGACGGAGTGACTTTCTAAGTGCTTTTGGCACCCAGAAAGGCAATCCTCCTGCGAGTCGAACATTATGTCCTAATGAGCCGAATCCATTCTTTACCGGTTGCCCAGCTGCATGTTTTAAGATGCAGACGTGGGAAACTTTCAAGAACAGGGCAAGGCCTTTCGAACCTTGAGTTCGATACACTCTCC